AGGTTATCTCCGTGGTGACGTTTTCCAGCCAAGAGGAAAGGCGTTTGACTTCGTTGATCGCTTTTACCAGCTCCGCTGTGCGGGCATTGTCCACCTCGGGGTTGCCTGTTGTCACGCGGAAGTAATGCGGTGCGGCGCCGTAGTCGAACCACTCCTGCACTATGCCGGTGCCGAATATCGCAGTTACCATTCGCTGCACGGCGGCGGGGGTGCCCATTTGGATGTAGATGAGCAGAGTGTCCTTTATCAGCTGCCGCTTAACGGCGATGGTATAGCTCTCGCTGTATCCGGGCGTGCGCATTTCGACCGCCAAATAGTCCAGTATCTCCTCGGGCAAATTTTCAATGCCGCAAAAGATAAGCGTGCGCTCGGCGCACGCGAGGAGATAATCTATTTGCCGGCTGAATGCGTAGGCTAAAGCCTGCGTTTCCGGCTGGCTTGAGAGGTTTTCAGGCAGCAGGGCTGTAAAGCGGCTCCCTTTTAACTCAACCATCTTCAAGCCCTCCGTATGTTACCGTTGCCTCGCCGCTCAGCACGGCAACCTTGTTTGCGCCGACCACGGTAAACACGGGCGCAAAGCTCGCGTCCGTTATGTTCAGGCGTTTTGCGCCCGCGGCTTTTACAAGGTCTATCAGGTCTTCGGGTACAACGTCCTTGCCTATGCTGCGCTGCTCGGTCTGGTATTGCTTTACGGCCTCTTCCACCGCCGTTTGTATCGCAACGGCGCGGCTCGCGTCGGAGCTTTTTATGTAGTAGGTGAAGTTTATGGTATACTCCACCTCTTCAGGCGCAGCACAGGTTATGAGGTCGTTTAAGATACGGCCGTCGTTTTCCCGCATGTATGCCTGCAAGCCGCTTATCAGCGTGGCGTCGGGGCTTGAGCCGTCATCCTTTAAAAAGACTATATCGACCTTGCCCGCCTTCTGGTTGCTTGTGATTATCACGTCGCCTATGGCCGAGCTGTACGCCTTGGCGCGGTAGTAATAGCCGGGTTCAGTTCCGGGGGCATATTGGCTTGGCGCGAGGTAGGCGCGTTCTTTCATGCTCGCGTCCTCCTCGGTCTCCGCGCCGCCCTCCGTCACAGAGATATTACTCACGCTGGCTATGTACGGCACAGGGTCTACCATAACGTTTAATTCGCCTGCGGCTATGCCGTTGCCGGCAGTGCCCAAGGCCGTGCACGTCGCAGGCACGTCTATGTAGGTGGAACCCGCCGGAATTTCGGCGTATTCGTCGGTGGCGAAATAGAGCTGCGCCTGCGTTGAAACGCGCGTGCCTTTGGGTATGCCGGTCGCGCTGGCGCGCGCCGCCTCCAGCGAGAAGCGCAGCGTAGCCATGGCGGCCGAGGACGCTATGCGCGTAACGCCTTTAAGCGCAGCCACGTTATCAAGGTAGCCGCCGTAGGTGTATTTGAGCAGGTTCAGCTTGCCTGCCCTGTCCACGCACATAAGCCCCTGATAAAACTGCGTCGCGCCTGCGCACAGTATCGCGCGGTGCGGGTCGGCGCGGTCGAGTGTCACGGGCTGGCCAATGTCCTGCATATAGCTTTCGTAGTCGGCTATCATTTCGCTGCGCGTCTGCTCCAGTGTTTTGCCGTCTATAAAATCAATGTCCGGCAGGCTGTCCAGTACAGAAACAGAATCAGGCATCTTCTATCACCACCTTTGGTTTCGCTTTGCCGTTCGCGTCGGCGTCCCACGTAACACTTTTTACGCGCACCGCCGGAACGAACTTTGCGGTTTTGTCCACTATCTCCGCCACAAAGAGCGCGTGTGATGTCTCAGCAGGGCGGTCAAGGAAGCTCATGTCTATACCAAACTCCCTGTCCGTCGGAATGCTGCCGACCGGTGTTGAATACAGAAAAGCGACGCGGCGGAACTGCCGCGCGGCGTCCTCGCTGGCAAGCGTGCTCTCGAGCTCAAAATCATAAAGGCTGGATGTATATGCACTGTCGCTCATACGTACTCCTCCAGCTCAAGTGTTACGTCCGCCTCATAAAGCACGCCGCCCTGGTATATCGTGTTCCACGCTTCGCTCGCGGACACTATGCGCAGCGGCGCGCGTGTGACGGGCATAAAGCCCACAACGAGATAATTTACCTCGCCGGTCTCGACCATTTCACGTATGGCCTCAAGCACCACGCGCGGCCACACGCCGAGCTTCATGCTCAGGTGTATGGTCAAGCTCACGGTCTCGTTGTCGGGGCCTAAAAATTCGGCGCGGGGCTTGCCGCCTAAAACCTCGTGCGTAGTCCAGCGGCCTTTTATTTCGCGCTGCATGTCCTTGAAGGAGAGCACCGCCAGGCGGCTGACGGTAAAGATTATCTTGCCGCCAAGTGTTCCTATCATGTCGACACCTCCTTAGTGCGGGGGCGTGGTCTCGCCGTGTACGCCGGTATGTGTATGCTTCATAGCAGATATCCCGCCCGCGGTAACGTCATCGGCGGCTGTTATGGTTTGCGAGGCCGTTACCGCGCCAACGTTTGCTATTGTCGGGGCTTCAAGGATTATCTTTTTTGCCTTGATTTTTAACTCGCCGGTTTTCGCGTCGTAGCGCAGAAACGCCTTGCCAAGATCGCGGTCAAAATCCTTGCGGAACAGTCCCTCGCCGCTTTCAGCCGGTTTATGATCCTCATCCCACGGCCGCCCCATAATTACGCCGTATTCCGCGCCGTTTGAGAGGTGCAGCACAAGTATCTGGTCTTCGACCTTCGGCATAAAGTATTCGTCGGCCATGGGGGAGAGCAGCGGGAGCTGCCGCGTCACCTCATCGTCCATGTCGGGGTAGGCTACCGTGACTGTGCCTGCCGCGTAGTCTATGGCTGAAACAAAGCCTATGCGTACATCCTTCTTGCTCACGAGCTTTCCGCCTCCTCGACCTTAGACATCTCAAGGCTGGCCTCGTAGCCGCCGGTAGCGGATACGGTGTGCGTCACCTTGTCTATGTAGTACTTGCCGCTCAGCTGGCCAAAGCCCTCCATGTTTACGCACATGGTGCTCACAAGGTCGGTGCGGCCTATCATGGTGCAGTTCATAGTGGTCGCGCCGTGGTTGGCGTTGTTTATCGCCGCCTTGAGCTTGAGCTCGGCGTCGGCTTTGCTGTCGGCGGTACCGGTCTTGTGCAGCATGCGTGTGCCGCTGCCCACCGTCACCTTCACCTTTTTGTCCTTGGCTTTCTTAACGGGTATGGTGTACTCGTAGGTGCCGCCGGTGTAGGTATGGGTGAGGGTCTTTTTCCAGTCCCAGCTTTTTACGTCAGCCATGGTCAGCGTGGCGGCTGCGTCCTTTTTCTTGTAGGCTTCGCGGTCGTACACCACCAGCTTGTTTGAGTAGAGCTTTACGCACAGGCCGTATTCCTCGCATTTGCCCTGAAAAAAAGAGCAGTCGGTTTCTTCCGTCTGCTCTACGCTTTTCATGGCGGGGGGCGTGTTTTCCACGTCCCATGTCAGGGTAATGCCGGCCGTACCGGCTATTTCCTTGCCCATTTCCTCAAGGGTGACATTGTTCCACACCTTGCTTTTTTCCGTCTCCCTGAAGGATGAATCCGCCGGTGTGGATACCGCGCTCACCTTGCCCGCGGTCGGCCAGCCCGAAAAGCTGAAATCGTCCAGCGTGAACTTGCCGCAGTCTAGGGTGCCGGCGCCGGGCAGTGTGCCCCAGTTTACGGTCGTTATCTTCGCGGCTATCTCGGCGCCCAGTTCCGGCATTTTGTTATTTAGCCACTCGTTCGTGCGGTCGAATATGCTTATCTCAATGCTGTCTGCCTCGCCCTCGGCGGGGTCGGTGTAGGTGAACTCGTCCCACTCACCGATTATGTCAGCCCATGTCTGGCCGCCTGGCGTGCCGCCGCTGTCCACGGCGTCCGCCGTCTGCTTGGTTTTGCCCCTGTATATCAGGGTCAGGTCTGTGCGGCGTGCTTTCATGTGCCAGACCTCCACGCCGGCATAGCCGTTTGCTCAGTGGCGGTATCAGGCAGTGCGGGAGTATTCAGCACCACGCCGGAATCAAACACAAAGATATCCAGCAGCTTGATGTTGTTCTGCATAAGGTACGTTGCGGCCATTTCGTCGCCGTATACCTCATAGGCTATCTCGTCCCACACGTCGCCCGATTTGGTTGTATAGGTATCGCTCATACCATGCCTCCTCAGTACGCGCGCGCAAGGCTGGTGCGCGATTCCTCGCGCTTCATCTGCCTATACATGCGCTTGAACTCCTCAAACGCCTGCCGCGTGGCGGCCTGCACCTGCTCCTTGTCCGCGCTGCCGTAGAAGTTGAGCTGCGGCGCAAAGGTGATGTTTTCGCTGCTCGTGCCCGTGCTGGGGCTAAACTCCCTCAGCTCTCTGGTTACGCCCTGTGTCTGGCTGGCGCGTATCCAGTTGGCCAAGCTTGCCGTGCGTTCCGGGGAGCTAAGGCTTATTGCCGCGCCGCCGGCCGCCAGCAGGGGCAGCGCTGCCAGGCTGAGCCCGTTTTGTCCGTCAAGCGCGCCCAGCATTTGGCCTGCGCGCATCCAGTTGGCAAGGTTCGCCGCGCGCTCCGAGGGCTTGAAGCTTATCACCGCCTCGGTGCCGGCCTCGCCCGCTATGCTTGGGCCATTGGTAAAGCCGCCGGCCGCCAGCAGGGGCAGCGGAGTGAAGTTGAAGCCGATGTGCTTGCCGCCCACAAGCGGCACCCAATCAGGGATATCAAAGCTCAGCGTATCGATTTTTTCTATGACAAAATTGATAGCGGAAATAATGGCGTTTATAACGCTTGTCACCGTGCCGACGATGCCCTCAATAACCGATACCACCAGAGGTGCGACTGTGTTTGCAAAATTGAGTACACCCGACACCACCATCTCTATTGCGGGGATTATGACATTGCCGAGCACTGTGCCTATAGCGGTCATCCCTGTCATTATCAGGCCGCCGAGCAGGTTGCCTATAGTGCCGAGCAGCGGAGCGAGAGTAGTGAATAGCTGCAAGAGCGCAGGCCCCACTGTGCCGGTAACAAAGCCCGCAACGTTTTCTATTATCGGGGCAACGGTCGTTTGCGCAAAACTGACT